TAAACCATAATACTTATCAAGACCCCGATGATCATAAAATAAACGAATAGTGACATCCTTGTTTTCCTTACTCAAACGTGACTTGATAGTTTTTGCCTTAATAAGGTTTCCAACAACTGATGTTCCATCTTTTTCTTTTGACTTCGAAAGAAAAATTACTGAAGAAGATGCGTAAAATAATCCCGATCCTCCACCCATTTTCTTTGCTTCATATAAAGACATTGAGTCGTAAACATGATTAGTTACAATGAAAGGTATCTTTGCTTGTCCCATTTTAAGAGTCAACATTCTAAAAGCACCTTTGATTAATTGTGCCTTTGTCATATCTCTAGTAGTTTTTTCTGCCAGAGTATCTTCAATCTCCTTATTGGTTGAAAGATTACCTAAAGAGTCTAACACAAACATACAAGGTTTACGTTCTTCTTCGGGTTTTTTCTGATACATATCAACTGCCCGGAGTGCCTTACTACGGAACTCTTCGATAGTCACTACATTAACAACGACAAGACGATTAAGGTCGATTTCACGACTCTCTAAGAGTGACTTAGTGATAGCTGCCTCAGTATCAAAATACAGGCAATATCCATCAGGATTAGAGTCCAGAAAATTCTTAACCACTGCGAGTGAGAAAAAAGTTTTTCCAGTAGAACTTTCCCCAGCAATTGCAGTGATTTTATTACCAGAAACACCCCCACGGATAGACCCAGATACAAGAGCATTAAAGATGAACGAACCAGTGTCAACGTATGTTTCAGTTTCATCAATGTCTGCTGCCAGTTTGGTAAAGTCATCTCCGATTTCTTTTACTATGTCTTTTAAAAAATCCATTAAACAAAAAATGATTCAAGGTTTACTTTTTTTTCTGTACTCCACCCAATAACATCAAGTATAGATTTAATTGGTGACAGAAAACTTTTCTCAAATTGTACTTCATAATCTATGTACTTGTCAAGACCCAATTCATGAGGAAAATCCTGAATGAAAGCAATTACATTCTCTTGAATAATATTAGGTTCCTTTAAATAAATATATTTAATTTTTTCACCGTTATTAATAAGTGAGTATTTATTATCAAGTTTCTTCTCCTTAATATAATGATTAAACAAAAGTGATCCACGAGCCTGAATAGAAATACCTTTACCTTTAATATAAATGTTTGTGTGTGAATGCCACTTACGAACATCACTCACGGAACGAGGAAATGCAATTTGCTCTGGAGGAAGTGCCTTAAACTCTTTACGACAATTATCAATAAAGTCAATTACTTCTTCTTCAGTACCACTCATCATTAACTTAAGTCCATCCTTAATCATCGTTCTACAAGGTGCAGGTGTAGATGATTTGACTGCCTCAATACCCATCATCTTGAGTTTGGGTTCAGAATACTGAACTCCTTCACTGTTCCATACATTGAGAATATATCTCTTCTTCGCAGTCCAAATACCACGTTCTGATATATTCTCACGTTTCATAATCATCTTCTGTTCATATGCCGAAACGTAATCCGCAAGTTCCGTATAAGATTGTTCGATGAATGGTTCCAACTTGTCTTCACAGATCTTATCAAGTAACTGAACAACCTTTGTTTTATCGTCAGACTTATGACTAAGAAATTTATCAACAAGAGGTCCCATATTAAGATAGATTGAGTCAGTGTCAGATGCAATGACATAATCGACTTCTTCTGTTTGCAAAATCTTATTTAGAAATCCATTCATCTTATTCTCAATCCAACGGATAGAGACTTGACCAGAAAGCGTAATCGCTTCCGCATTGACCAGTTTGTAGTAACGGAAATATTGATTACCGATAGCACCATATGCAGAGTTGAGTTGAATCTTGCGAGCCATCTGAATATTGTTGCATCTTGCAATCTCCTTCTCCAATGCCTTAGTCGGAGTCTTTTCATAATCCTGTTTTGCAATAAGCATCTTCTTCTTGTAGATGGTGCGATCCTTATAAATCTTCTCCATCAATTCAGGTAGAAACCCACGAACATCTTTACGATACATGGCACCATTAGCACACACTGCACTGTCCTTATACAGTTCAAAGGTCAGTTCTTGGTTAAGTATCTTATCAACTGTAACTGATGGGTGCCTGGTCTCTCGGAGTGTCTCTGGAGAGATGTTGTACTGCATAATAAGGTGAGGATAGAGAGAGTTAAGGTCAAAAGACACAACCCAATCATACTTTCCCGGAATCGGTTCTTTAACATATGCTCCTGCATATTTTGCATCCTTGTCTGAACGTTCTTTGGGTGGAATTACAATGTTTCTCTTTTTGAGATAATTGTAAATGATCGCATCCCACATACGAACTTGATAAAACACATCACTATAATTCACCTTAGCATCATATGCCATAGTGATTGCAAGTTCAATCAATTTCATCTTGTCTTCCATACGGTCAACAAGTTCCACGTCAATGATGTTGTAAGAAGTAAATTTATTCCAAGACTCTTGTTTTATATCAACATCTACAATATTATAAATATATTTGAGAGTTTCTTTATCAATATTATCTATGTTATCTTCTACCCAGTCTAAATGTTCAACATTATCTGGATTAAATTTAAATGGAAGTTTCATATTTCCTGAATGCAAATATACGAAGTGGTATTGGAATATTATTAAAAAAAGATTAAATGAAGAACCAAAAGGGTATTATGAAAGACACCATATTATACCAAAATTTATGGGAGGGAGCAACGAAAAGAATAATTTATTGAAAGTAACTGGAAAAGAACATTACATACTACATCTTTTATTGATGAAAATTTGCGAAAAATTAGATAATAAAAAAATATATGGAAAAAGTGTATATTCAGTTTTATGTTTTACTATGTCATACTATCATAAAGATCGTCACATTGTTCCAAGTAGAGTGGTTGAATTATTAAGAATTGAAATGAGTAAATTAAGAAAAGGGATGCATCCACCTAACAAAGGATTGACTCATAATCAAAAATCTAAACAAAAAATGAGAGACAATCATTGGTTAAAAAATGGCGGAATTCATCCTATGCTAGGAAATTCACATAAAGAAGAAAGTGTTGAGAAAATGAGGATTAATAGTACCAAACAATGGTGGGATGCTTATTCTCCAAATGGAGAATATTTTCCTAAAGTATCTTTGAATGAAATGGTTAGGAACCATAATTTGAATGCAGATTGTATAAGAAGATTTAAGAATAGAGTAGTGCCAGAAATACCAAAAAGAGTAAAATCTCAAACAAAAGAATCTAGATTAAACACTACAGGTTGGTTATTTATTCTTTTGTAATTTATCTCTCAATAAAGAACGTATTTTTCCTTTATGACGTAATGAACCCGGTTCAACTTCTTCATCCAAAGAAACATTAAATTCACCACTATAAAACTCTTTAAATGTATCAAACTCAGAGTGATCAAGTTTCTTTTGCCCAAGTTCCACACTGGCAATATAATCCAACCGATAAGACTCTTGTGCCTTATAAGTGAACTTCTTATACAGATTCAGATAATCAAGTTGCGTAATACCCCCAACATCATAAGAGATCTGTTTACGACCCATTACAATAGTCTCACGTTCAGTCACCAATCCCCAAGGTGAGAGTCGTTTCATCAACTTCTCACCAAGAATACGCTCAATACGCCTCACCAAATAAGGCATATCATATAGTTCACTATTCCATCCAGTCACAACTTCAGGAGTATTAGTCTCAATCATCCACCAGTTTATAAAGTCATTCAGTAACTCATATTCGGTTCTGAAACTTTTGTAGATAATATTCTCTTGCTTATTATTAAATGGACCCTGACCCCAGGTGCGAATCTGTTTGGTAGTATAATCCTGCAAAGTAATAAGAAGAACCTCTTCTGCTGCTGACTCTACATCAGGGAATCCATTCTCAGTCTTTACCTCGATATCAATCGTAGATATTTTGATTTTTGTAGTGTCAAACTTTACTTCTTCTGGATACATCTCAGAAATATACTGACAGATGTATCGGTCATTACCATAGACCTTAAAGTTTTGGACACCATCATATTTCTTGATGAACTCTCTACAATCACGAACAGTTCCCGGATCTATTGATTCAACATAATCCCCCTCAAGAGTTTTATATTTTGTTTCTTTATTGGAAGGAACAAATAATGTAGGATAAAATTTTTCTCTTGTAGCAAAATGCCTTCCATTCTCATATCCACGCACAAGAAAGTGGTCACCTACCATTTGAACGTTTGTGTAAAACCTTTGTGACATGAGTAATAAAAAAAGTTTTAAATAATTTTTTCTAAGTAATTTTTAAGTAAGTCTGGTTTAGGAACTGTCATTGTAATTATTTTATCAGATCCAATCTTAAATTTATTTTCTATTGTAAATTCACTTAACCATGAAGATAATGTTCCGTTTGAATCACATACAAAAGGTTTTGTAAGAATATAATCAGGATCACCAATTTCTATAGCGATAGTTCTATCAATTTTAGAAATTAATACAGTTCCATCATTTAAAATAATTAAATTTACATCATTGTCCACTAATCATTTCCTCATAAAGGTTTTCAATTTCTTTTACTGGTGTTACTATAGAAAATACCCAATCAGGTGCAACAATAATTTCCGGGTCTGATGTAATAGGAATCCATGGTATAAAATTTACACTGACATCTTTACCATCTTGTTGCTCTTTTCTATTGGGTTTGCTATTTTTTTCACCCTCTAAAAGAAGAACTTCTTCTTCATCATCATTATGAGAAATATCGACGATATATGGATTTTTGAATATGTATCCATGAATTTTTTCTTTAGATTCTTTAGAAATTAATTCTTTGATATCAGAAATAACTGATTCTCCTGATTTTAATAGTGCAATCTTAATCGACATTTTTAATTTACCTCTCCGAGTATTATAGCATAAAAAAGGAGGGGTTACAACTGGATTTTGCCAGTTCCCCTCTGCGACGACGATATTTTTGAGAAAATATTCATAATATATTTAGCACTTTGCATTTCCATCCCTTATGATGGTTTCTTTTACCTTTCGACACAAGGGACATATTTCTATGATCTAAGTTATTCTGCTCACAAGTCTTTCTCAAACTGGTAGTTTCTATTTTATCTCCTTTTGGGTCTATAAGTTGATATGTATATCTCTTATATTTTTCATTTGTGTTATATTTCTCTTTCTTCTTATATTTCTTACCACCTTTCCAATTCCAGTGTAGAGAACCCGTCATACTTTTGCTTCTCTTTTCTTTTGCGATTTCGTATAGGTAAGAATTGAAATATCTACCTTTACTTTTCATA